GCTAATTTGGTTGTTGAACCTTCAAATCCACCATTTGGTGTAACTATAACATCTTTCGTAGAGTCAACTACAGCAGGACCACTTAACACATTTGTTCTTACTAATTTTCCATTTATATATGTATCTAAAGTTCTACCATAAACGCTAATCGTAAAATTAACCCATTGCTGTATCGGTATATTAGAAATAGTAAATGTTTCAACATTATTTTTCATTGTTAAATTATTTGAATATGTAGTTAATTGAATTTCAATATTATTTGTTACTTTGTCTAGATAAACTAAAGGAAAAGGATATTGACCTCCAATACCTGTATCTTTATCAATTGTATTGGTTGTTTCAAGCATTCTTCCAAATATTACTTTTGTCTGACCATACTTATAATTCCAGTTGCTTATATAAAACCAAATAGAATATGCAAAATTGGAATTTCCAGGAGAATTACTTGATGCTAAAGAACTAGCAGATATTGTTTGTAGAGATGTTGCATTTGTCAACGAAGTTAAAATATATTTATTTACAATATATCCACTAATTAACCAAATTAATAATATTATAATTATCACAATTAATACGATTGTTCCAATTTTCATAATATAATTATATATTATAATTATATTATTATAACAATCAATATTTTATAATGTTAAATATTTATTTTCATCAATTTGATTTAATCCCAAAGTATGTGTTATATTCTCTATTTTTAATGAATTTATATATAAATTATCATAGTAATTAATTAAAATTGGAGGACTCAAATTTTTTACTGAATTATATATATTTTGAATTTGAATTAAATTTAACGATTTGTCAAAATAAACTACATTACATATTCCACCACTTATTCCATTTTTATCACCTGATGTAATATTATCTTTTCTCATGTATGGAATATAAGATTTAAATGATTGAATTAATTCACCATTTATAAATATATCTAATATACCACTCTTATAATTAATTACTATATTATTCCATTTTTGAAGTAATAATGTTTCATTTTTATATATAATTATATTTCCAAGTTCATCTAAATTTAATTTCTCATTTATTGGTTCTCCATTAATTAATTTATTATCTATTGTAATCATAAGCGTATTACTTATTCCACGATATTGAATATTTGGTTTTCCACCATAATCAATCAATGACAAATATTTATTATTTGTATTCGTACCATCAATAAATATCCAACACGATAATCCATAATTATATGAATGTATATTATCTTTATTTGTCACTAAAGAATCATAAGAAGACAATAATTTTTTTGTATTTGTATTTAATGGTTCTTTTAATAAAAGATTTCCTCCTTGTGATGAAAACTTTGTGTAGTAATTTGTAAAATTAAAATATATAATGTATAATACTATAATTATAATTAATAATACATAATCAGTTATATTAAATTTAAATGAATCTTTACTTTTCAATAATTCTTTATTGGTGTTGTAAAATCCTGTAATTTTATCAATTAGTGAAATAAATAAACAAGGAATATAAAATATACTACCAATCACAACTTGTAAAAATGGACTTTCTTTATAAAATGAACTATAAGAAATCATTCTAAATAAAATAGCCATTAACGTAATAATAATTGCAATGTTAAGTAAAGTTCCAAGAATAGTTGAACTTTTAAATGAAAATGTTTTGAATAAATAAATAATCCAATTTATTAATGTAAAAAAGAAAAATAATCCAAATAAAATAAATAATGAATATGTTAATGTTTTTATAAATTCATCATCTTTTATAGATAATTTATCTTGAGTTTTTGTATAAATGTAAATATAAGAAATACCAAATATAATAGAGAACGCAATTAATGAATAAATATATGAAGAAATGGTTCCATTAAAAGCAGATGAATTTCCTACTTTACTATTATTAATTGATAATATTACTGCAATAAATAAAATGAGTACAATAAAATACAATATAATATTAGATGCATCTTTACTTTTATTTTCTGAATCTATTATTTTATAATAAATAAAAAAAGTAATTAGATATGCTAAAGATATAAAAATGGATGGAAATCTATCAATTATAGAGAAACAATCATCATTAAAAAATTTTGATATAATAATGTTATAAATAATTAAAGAATATATTTTGGATGAATCTTCTGGAGGCATTTTAATATTATAATCTTTCATTGTAGCATTAGTAGGAATATTTAAAAATTCTGGTAAGGATTTTGATGACATTTTTTCTGTACCATTTTTCGTCATTTGAAGACTAAGACCTAATAAAACCATTATAATTAATCCATTAATTACATAAATAGAATAATCACTAAAATTACATTCTGTTGATGTTTTATTTGCAGAAACTAAAAATATTATAAAACAAACAAATAAAATTATATAATAACATAATATTAAAATATTCACATTATTTTTATTAAATATATTACTTATATATTGGTCTTGATTAGATGGATCTATATATTTTGGATTATAGAGAAAATTAGATTCAACATTTATAAATAAATTCTTCAAATGACTGAATATCATAAAAAAAAGATACATTGCAGAAAATAAAAAAGGAGTAAATAATAAAATATTTACAAAAAATTTATTTTTATAAGAAGAAAAAGAATTTATACTTATTGAAAATAAAAAATATACAATTATAAAAAAAATAGATATTCCCAATAATAAATATTTATTTTCATTAAAAGAATTGTATATCAAAAAAAGTGTGAATAAAATACTATAAATAATAGTTGAATAAATAATAACAATAACAGAACCTTCCATATTTGGATTATTAATGTCATCACTAATTAATTCGTTTCTAGGAAGTATAAAATTAAAAATAATTGCAACTACAATTAAAAATGTAGGTATAATCATTGTTGTGTATCCAATATCTTTTTCTTTATCTTTGGAATATATTATTTTATACATTTGTTTAAAAAATAAGTAAAAAAAATATAGAGAAAATAGTAAACTGATGGTAATATATTTTGTTGAAAAAAGTATAATTATAAATATAAATATTAATAAAAAATATATTATAGATAATGTTAATTTACCGGAAAAAAATTTTTCAATCAATTCATAATCAAATGATGATAATACATGTTTTTTAACATCAGGTTTTATTTTATTTTCCATATATATATATATTAAATATATATTACATATTTTCTTTTGCCGTTTTCTCTCCGTGACAATTCCTACATAATGCAACCAAATTATTTACATCATTACTTCCTCCATATTCCAACCGAACTCTATGGTCTATTTCGTATGTATGATTTAATTGAGAATTACATTGTCCACACCTCCAATTTTGTTGAGAAGCAATATATTTTTTCTTTGTTTCTGATACTGATCTTTTCGTTGCCTTTATAGTTGTTTGATTTAATGATGTATTCATATCTGTCATAAATGATGAAGATGAATTTTGTTTATTTGTAAAATCTAAAATCGGTGATATAACATCTATTGACTTTTTATCAATAGGCAGGTATTTTACAACATTATTTGCATATAATAATATTTTTTTTGTTTGTAATGGATCGCGTTTTATTAATAAATATATTAATAATCCTAAAATAATCACAACAGCAATTGTAAAGTATTTTTTATATAAATAAAACATTTTTATGAATTTCCAATCATAATATATGTTAAAAACAATAAACCCAATTATTAATAATATTATTATTTCTAGTTTCATATAATAATATTATATATGTTTCAAAATACATTAAACTATTCTTTTTCTTGTTCTTCTTGTTCTTCTTGTTTTTGTTTTCTTATTTGCTAGTTGATAATTTAAATATAATATTGTTTTTTTTACTTCTGCAATATCAATTGGTGTATCGCTATATTTTAATAAAATATCTAATAATGATATAACTGTAGTTTTAATTTTATTATTATAATTAGGATAATGTAAATCTGTAGCATTCTCTATTAAAGCAATATATGACATTACAAATCCCCAAATATCTAAATTTTTAATATATACATTATTAAAATATCCTAAAATATCAAATGAATAAGGTCTTGTAAATTTAATTAATATTTTATATAAATATTCATAAATAATATCTATTTTATTTAATATTTTTAGATTTTGAAGTCTTATTGGATTATCATTATCAAAAAAAATAGAAGTTAAACTATCATTATATTTAAAAAATGTGTTGAATAATTTTATATGTCCTAATTTATTAAAATTTATATAATTTTGAAAATAACTAATGACAAATTCTTTTATATCTTGATCTGTTATTTTTCCATTTTTTGATATTAATAAACTATTATATATATAATTAAATTTTGTTGATAAAAATACAAATGAAAATGGAACATTAAATTGAAAAGGTCTATTTCTCAGTTTTGAAGGAATATATTTCCATTCCTCTGTAAATCCATACTCCGAATATTGTGAATAATTTGTAGTATTATGAATATATAATACAGATAATCCCCAATCAATTAATCTCAACATCATTTTACCATCTTCTATATTTACTAAAATATTATCAGACTTTATATCTACATGATATATTCCTCTTTTATTCATTGGAATAATTCCATTTGTTAATAAATCAATCATTTTTTCATTAAAAATAATGAGTAGAGATTTGTTATATATTATTTTTTTAATAAATGAATCTACATCTTCACCTCCAAAAGGCATATTTATTGAAAGTAATTCATCCAAATGTTGATTAATATTTTTTGAAGTTATATTAAATTTTTTACTTAATGATTGACAACTTTGTGCATCATAATCCATTACATCTTGTAGTGTTAAATTATCAGGTCTACATAATGTATAATCAGATATAATAAAATATTTACTATAATTGGGAATTGTTTTTAAAATAGGAATAAATCTTTTAATTTCATTATATTCAACCATTGCATATTTAATTGGCATTAATTTTGAAACACCATTATTTCCAAAATAACGATTATCACCTGCCATTACAAATTTTGGATTACATTTTAATTGTGGTCTAAATAAACAACCAAATCCTCCTGATTCAAATAATTTTCCTCCATGTTTCATATATACTATACAATTATTTATTATACAAATAATATATTAATCCAGAAAATATAATAAATAATATAATATATAATACTTTTTTTATTATTTTTTTTATTTGAATATAATAATTATTATTATTTGGAAGTTTATTATTTTTTTTATATGTATCATAAAATTCTTGTAATGAAACAATAGGTTTATCTAATTTTTTATTTATTTTATTATGTATAAAATGTGTCCATCTAACAAATGATTCTCTATTATCTAAATAAGGAGTAACTGGATATTTTTCTAATAATTGACTGAAATTATTAGAAATATTTTTATTGGGAATAAATAAATATAAATTATGAATAAATTCATAATATTTTTTTTTTGTAATTGTATTTGGATGTAATGGATAACAAAATGCAATTGTATGTAAAAAATACCAATAATGAGGCCCCCATATTGTTGGTTCAATTATCATTTCATTCATTTTGATAATACGAGATATTTTCTTTCTATTCACTACTTATAATATAAAAATAATTTTATTCATAATAAAATGATGTTGTGTAATAATTGTTCTAAAAATGGTCATGTATTACATCAATGTAAATTACCAATTATTAGTTGTGGAATTATACTTTTACAAAAAATCAATAATATTCATTATTATTTAATGATTAGAAGAAAAGATAGTTTTGGTTATATTGATTTTATTTATGGTAAATACAACCCATATAATTTACATCAAGTTCAACAAAAAATAGATGAAATGTCTATTGAAGAGAAAAAAAAATTACTTTCTCTATCTTTTGAAGAATTATGGAAACAATTATGGGGACAACCTATTATGAATCCTTTATATAAAACAGAAGCATTTAAATCAAAGAAAAAATTTGAATTATTATTAAATGGAATAAATTATAGTAATAATATTATTACTTTAAAAAATTTAATTGAAATGAGCACTACACAATGGATTGATACTGAATGGGAATTTCCAAAAGGAAGAAAAAATTATCAAGAAAAAGATTTAGATTGTGCATTAAGAGAATGTCAAGAAGAAACTGGAATAAACATGGATGATATTGATATCATTGATAATATTCTTCCTTTTGAAGAATTGTTTATTGGGTCAAATCATAAATGTTATAAACATAAATATTTTATTGGTATTGTAAAACCAAACAAACATAATTTATCAGTAGAGAAATTAAAATATCAAACATCTGAAGTAAGTAAATTAGAATGGAAAACATTTGAAGAATGTATCTCTTCTATTCGTCCTTATCATATAGAAAAACAAAAAGTATTATCTAATGTACATAATACTCTTATAGAAAATATTATTTATTAGTCTCTACTTCTAATCAATTTACGCTTTAGTAAAGAATCTTTTTATATTATTATAAATATAATGGATACTAAGAAAAAAAAGAATATTACTAAAAAAAGAAGAAAAATGTTAGGTGATGATGTTGAAATTATTTTGCCTACTAAAAATGATAATAATTACATTTTAAATACAAACGTTCCTGTTATCATTCAAAATGAATCAACTGTTAAAGAAAATAAACCTATAGTTGATTATCCTATTGTTTCTCCAGAATTATTGTCATTAAGTGATAAATGTAGAGAAACAAAGAATCCATATAGTAAAGAATGTAATCAATTTCTATTTGAAAAAGAAAATATGGAAAGAAACCAATCATTAGAAGATGATAATGATTTTTTATATCCAACTTTAAACGATATTAATTTTAACATTAAAATAGCTGAAAAACAAGAATTTCAAGAAACAAAATATAATGGAAAATTACACGAAAGAGTAGATGATATATTAGAAAATCAAAATAATTTTGAAAAATATACACAAGAATTAATTGATGCTGATTTTGAATTAGCACCACATCAAAATTTTGTTAGAAATTATTTATCTTTTCAAACACCTTATAATAGTTTATTATTATTTCATGGATTAGGAAGTGGTAAAACATTAACTGCTATTGGTATTGCAGAAGAAATGCGTGATTATTTAAAAAAAATGGGAATTAATAAAAAAATAATTATTGTTGCTTCTCCTAATGTCCAAGATAATTTTAAACTACAATTATTTGATGAACGTCGTTTAGTAGATACTTCTTATATGAATGATGTTATTGGTAATAAAATCCTTAAAGAAGTAAATCCATTAAATTCATATTTAACTAGAGAAGATTTATTAAAACAAGTCAATAAATTAATCAATTCATATTATTCTTTCTTTGGATATTTACAATTTGCAAATTATATTAATCATTTTACTCATCCTAATGATGATAAACAAACTGTTAAAAATTTACAAAATGAATTTAATAATAGTCTTATTATTATTGATGAAATTCAAAATATGAAAAATATTAATGAAAGTAAAAATGGTAAGATTGCTTCAAAAACTTTTCAAAAATTAGTTAAAGTTGCTCATAATTTACGATTACTATTTTTAACTGCAACACCCATGTTTAACAGTTGTGAAGAAATTATTTGGATTTTAAATATGATGAATATGAATGATCGTCGTTCTATTATAAAAATTAGTGATGTATTTGATAAAGATGAAAATCTAAAAGAAGAAGGTAGAGAAATTCTCATTCAAAAAGCAACCGGTTATGTATCTTTTGTTAGAGGAGAAAATCCTTATACATTTCCATTTCGTATTTATCCAAAATATTTTGCTCCTGAACATTCTTTTAATGAAAATTTTCCTATTCCTACTATTCAAATGAATGGAAAAATAATTGAATTTAAAGAAAATAATATTTTGGGATTATATCTTACTGAATTAGGTGAATACCAAACTATTGTTTATAAATATTTAATTAAATTATTATTTGAAGAACAATTATTTAGAAATAAAGTAGATTTTAAAGAATTTAATACATTTAATTATACTGTTCTTCAACCATTAATACAATCATTAATAATTACATATCCAAATCCTGGAAACCTAATTCCAGATGTATCTTTAGAAGAATATTATCCATCTTCTCAAGAACCATCATCTACTGAAGAATCATCTACTGAAGAATCATCTACTGAAGAATCATCATCTACTGAACCATCATCTACTGAAGAATCATCATCTAGTGAAGAACCATCTACTGAAGAATCATCTAGTGAAGAATCATCTAGTGAAGAACCGAATGAAGAAAACCAACAACAATTATCATCATTATCCAATGCAGAAAATGAATCTCAAGAAGAATCATTACCACAAAATAGTTCTGAACAACCAGTTGAAGAAGAACCAGAACAAGAACAAGAACAAGAACAACCTCTTGAAGAAAACCAACAACAACCTCTTGAAGAAAACCAACAACAACCTGTTGAACAAGAACAAGAACAATTATCATCATTATCCAATGCAGAAAATGAATCTCAAGAAGAATCATTACCACAAAATAGTTCTGAAGAAAATCAAGAAGAAGAACAACCTATTGAAGAAGAACAAGCAGTAGAACAAGAACAACCAGTTGAACAAGAACAACCTATTGAAGAAGAACAAGCAGTAGAACAAGAACAACCAGTTGAACAAGAACAACCAGTTGAACAAGAACAACCAGTTGAACAAGAACCAGAACAATTATCATCATTATCCAATGCAGAAAATGAATCTCAAGAAGAATCATTACCACAAAATAGTTCTGAAGAAAACCAAGAAGAAGAACAACCTGTAGAAGAACAACCTGTAGAAGAACAACCTGTAGAAGAACCTGTAGAAGAAGAACAACCTGTAGAAGAACAACCTGTAGAAGAAGAACCAGTAGAAGAAGAACAACCTGTAGAAGAAAACCAAGAACAATTATCATCTTTATCAAACACAGAAGAAGAATCATTACCACAAAATAGTTCTGAGGAAGAGGAATCTCAACAAGGTGGAATGGAAGAGGAAGAAGAAGAACAAGAAGATGGAACACCAGAAAATAAAGATGTATTGGATAAAAATTTAATTGGAACAAATGGATTAAAAAATATAATGACTTACACAGATACAGTTACGAAAAAGGGTAATTTTAAATATAAATATACTGATTCAAAATATCAAATATTTAAACCAGATATAATAGGAAATTATAGTTCAAAAATAAAAAATATATGTGAAAATATTTATAATTCTTCAAAAAATATAGTTTCTCAAGGAATAATATTGATATATTCTCAATATATTGATAGTGGATTAATTCCAATGGCACTTGCATTAGAAGAATTAGGTTTTAAAAGATATAATGGTAATTCATTATTTGATCCAAGTTATAAAATTCCGTCAATAGATAGTACAACATTTGAAAAAATAGATGGACGAAATAAAAAGGTAATACCAGCGTGTTATTCAATGATTACAGGAGATAAAAAATTATCCCCAAATAATAAAGAAGAATTAAAAAATATAACAGATGATAGAAATAGTGAAGGTAAATATATAAAAGTAATATTAATATCTCAAGCAGGTTCAGAAGGTATTGATTTTAAATTTATAAGACAAGTTCATATACTAGATCCATGGTACAATATTAATCGGATTGAACAAATTATAGGTAGAGCAGTTAGAAATTTTAGTCATAAAAAATTACCTTTGCGTGAAAGAAATGTGCAAATATTTTTACATGGAACGATTTTACCATTTAATAAATCAATTGAAGCCGCGGATTTATACATATACAGAATTGCTGAATATAAAGCAAAACAAATTGGTATTGTAACTAGATTATTAAAAGAAACAGCAGTAGATTGTATATTAAATCATAATCAAATTAATTTTAATATTGAAAATATGAAAACAAATCTAACTATTTCTCTCTCTACTATGCCAGAAGAACCATTTTCTTTTCAAGTAGGAGATGAAGCATATACAGCTACGTGTGATTATATGGAAACATGTCAATATCAATGTAATCCTTCATTAAATGAAGAGAAAATAAATAATCAAACCTATACAGAATCGTTTATAAAAATGAATATTGACAAAGTAATGAATAAAATAAGATTTCTTTTTAAAAATAATTATTATTATAGTAGAGAATCATTAATTAAAGAAATTAATAATGTTGTTATTTATTCTCAAGAACAAATAAATTATGCATTAACAGAATTAATAAATGAACCAACAGAAATATTAATTGATAAACATGGTAAAAAAGGACATTTAGTAAATATTGGAGATTATTATTTATTTCAACCAATTGATTTGAATGATGAAAATATTTCTCTACTAAATAGAGAAATTCCAGTTGATTATAAAAGACAAAATATAAATATTCTGGTTGATAAAGAGTTTAATGAATACGAGGTGAAAGATATTCCAGTAATAAAAGAACCAGGAATCCCAATAAAATCTACTATTTTAACACAAATTAAAAGTTATTATGATTTAGCAATGGAATTTTATAAAATACCTAATTTAGAAAAAATATACACGTTTTCAGATGGTGATCCAGAATGGAAACATAAATATAGTGTTGTTGGTGTTGTAATGAAAAATTTAAATAATAATGGATTATTATTAAATGAACGAGATGCAATCAATGAAGATGTATTGAAACAAATATTAATAGATAATATTATAGATTTTCTATTGCCAGAAGAAAAAATGTCTTTATTTCAAATAATATTTAAATTAGATGCAAATGAATTTAATGATTTATTAAAATTTTCTTGTATAAAAAAATTTGTGGATTTAGATGAAAAGTATGCATATGTTCTCTACATAGAGAATGAATCAACCTATTATATTACAAATAAAGATAATATTCATTGGGAGATTACACAAAGAAATAGTTTAATAAAAACAATTGATGAATTATTAATAGAACAAACATCAAAAAATAATTTTAATAAATATGTAGGATTTATTGATTTAAAATCTTCTATAATGGTTTTTAAAACAAAAAATACTTTTCCAGAAGGAAAAAGAATTCAACAAGGTAGTATATGTGATCAAGCAGGTAAAATGAATCAAATAAAATTATTAAATAGTATTATTGGTAGAGAAGTATATGTTCCTTTAAAACCTTTAACAAAAAAATTAAGGACATTTTTTTATTCTCTAGAAATACAAAATGGAAAAGTAAATACAAAATATATGAATAAATATGAATTATGTATTTTATGTGAATTTATATTGCGATATTATCAATTACAAGAAAAAGAAAACAATACATGGTTTTTAGATTATGAGACACAGAAATTAATAAAATTTAATAAATGGAATCCAACATAATATAAAATTGAATTATAATAAATATAATATTTTACTATTAATAATATGAACTACAAAATGAATCAAAATAAGAAATTTATCAAACAAAATATAACTGATACATATTTATATTCAAAATCATTAATTACAAGAAGTGTGAAATTGAATATTACATCTATTGGGAAAAATATAAATGAAACATTATTACAAAAATTAAGAGATGAATGTGAAGGTAGATGTGTTGTTGAAGGTTATATAAAACCTAAATCGTGTTTAATAAAGTCTTATTCAAGTGGATTATTAAAGAGTAGTTATGTTATGTATGAAGTAATGTTTGAATGTTTAACATGTTTTCCTGTAGAAGGAATGTTGATTAATTGTACTGCAATCAATATAACAAAAGCAGGAATTCGTGCAGAAATAACAACAGTAGAGAAACCAAGTCCAGCAATTGTATTTATTACAAGAGATCATAATTATAATATTGATGAATTTTCACAAATAAAAGAAGGAGACGTATTTGTTGCAAGAGTTATAGGACAACGATTTGAGTTAAATGATAAATTTGTTTCTGTAATTGCTAAATTAAAAACAAAAACAAAAGAACATTTACATAAAATAGTACCAAATATAATAAATACTAAAAAAAAGACAAGTGTTTCTCCAAAAAAAACAGATGTACTGGATAAATTAGTTTCGGTAATACCATCCAAACCTATAACATTAGAAATAGTAGAGAAAGAAAATATAGATGAAGATGAAGAAGAAAAAAAAGACGAAGAAGAAAACGAAGAAGAAGAAAATGAAGAAGAAGAAGACGAAGAAGATGAACAAGAAGATGAAGAAGAAGAACCTGAAGAGGATGAAGAAGGAAAAAAAACATCTAAACTAAAAAAAGATGAAGAAGATTAATAATTTATATTCTTCGTTTAATATTATTCTTCGTTTAATATTATTCTTCGTTTAATATTATTCTTCGTTTAATATTATTCTTCGTTTAATATTATTCTTCGTTTAATATTATTCTTCGTTTAATAAATTATGTAGTATAATATCTGTATTGTTATTTGTTACATCTCCAGTTAATATAGATGATTCGTATATTTTTCTTAAAATATCGTGTGGAGTAGTATTTCCTATGCGTAATAATCCTCTATTTCTTAAATATTTTTTAATATCTGTAATATCGTGTGTTTTTAATTCTTTATAAGAATCAGTAATTTGTTTTCTAGTATTTATATTTTTAATTAAAATTCCAACTTTTTTTTTAATATTAGATTTTCCCAATGTATATTTTTTTTTAATAGTTCTTTTAATAAAAATAGGATCTTTTTCTTTTTCTTTATCTTTTTCTTTTTCTTTTTCTTTATCTTTTTCTTTTTCTTTAGAAAATTTTTCTTTTAATTCATTTAATTTTTGTTCTCTATTAATTGTAGAATTTTCTACATGTGTTGAATTTTTATTGTGTTTTAAAGATTTATTTATCCAAGAACGATATGTTGGTTTATTACCATTTTTTAAACATCCATATGGAACATCATTAGAAGGTGAATATGTTATATTTATTTCTTCGTTTTTATTTTCATAAAAAGGTTCAACAACAGTAATCAATTCAGTTTGTTTATTAGATGATTCTTGAGTTGGGTTATGTGTAGATTCTTCTTCTAATAATTCAATTGGTAAATCAATATGAACATTAGTTGTTATATTAGGAGTTGTTATATGATCTATAAAGGTTGTTTTTGTTGGTGATTTATTAGATAGATCTTTTTTATTTTCGTTGGATAAAGTAGAGAGAAAATTCATTGAAAGTATAAATTCATCATCATTATCATCATTATTATTTGTATTATTATTTTGTTGTATAGATTCATTTTTCTCTTCTTCTTGTTTTAATGAAGATTCTAATTTAATTTTATGATTTTTGATTCTATCAATTAATTGTTTTTTTAAAAAAGATGGAGTTATTGATTTTTTGGATGTTTTGTCACGATTATTTTTGGTTCGTGATTTTGATGAAGATTGAATTTTAAATAATTCAGGATTAATTTGAATGGTTTTTTTAACATTACTCATTATAATATAAGTATTATAATGATAATTAATATGATTATTTTACTCTTTTACACATTTATATATTAAGTTATTTAAAAATAAAATTGATTTAAATATAACTAAATTAATGCAAGGAACAAATAAAAATAACATGAACATGGATAAATCATTTGATGAAATCTTTGCATCTGAGTATATTGAAACACCATGGGATGTGATTCAATCCTATTTTAAAGGTCAACATTTGGAAAGATTAGTTCGTCATCAAATTGAATCTTATAATAATTTTATTGAATATCAAACAATGAAAACAATAGAAATGTTTAATGCAGTAAATATTAAATCAGAACAAGATTATGATCAAGCATCTGGAAAATATAGATTAGAATTATTTATTAATTTTGAAAATTTTAATTTATATAGACCACAAATTCATGAAAATAATGGAGCAACTAAATTAATGTTTCCTCAAGAAGTTCGTTCTCGTAATTTTACATATGCTTCTGCGATGACAATTGATATTAATATTAAATTTGTAGTTAGAAATGGAAAAGATTTGGAAAATATACAAACATTTTATAAAACATTACCTAAAATCCATATAGGTAAAATGCCTATTATGTTAAAATCAAATATATGTGTTTTAACTCAATATAAACATATGGAAAATAAAAATATAGGTGAATGTAAATATGATACAGGAGGATATTTTATTATAAATGGTTCCGAAAAAACTGTTTTGGGACAAGAAAGAGCAGCAGAAAATAAAGTATATATTTATAATGTAAGTAAAAATAATACTAAATATACATGGAGTGCAGAAATAAAATCTGTTCCTGATTTTAAATGTATTTCTCCAAAACAACTAAATATTATGGTTTCTTCTAAAAATAATGGGATGGGATTTCCTATTGTTATTCAATTACATCGTGTTAAACAACCTATTCCATTATTTGTATTGTTTCGTGCTTTGGGAATTATTTCTGATTTAGAAATTTGTCAATATATTATTCTTGATATTCATAACAAAGAATATAAAGAATTGTTAGATGGATTGCTGGCATCAATTATTGATTCTAATACTGTTATTACACAACAAGATGCATTAAAATACATTACTAGTTATGTAATGTATACACCAATCAATATGGATAAAGAAACAGGAAGTAAAAAGAAAATGGAATTTACAAATGATATTTTGGCAAATGATTTATTTCCTCATTGTAATACCAAACAACAAAAGATATATTTTCTTGGATATATGACAAATAAATTATTACAAGCCAAATTTGATTGGATTAAACAAGATGATAGAGATTCATATTCTAATAAAAGAATTGATTTGACTGGAACATTATTGAATAATTTATTTCGTAATTATTTCAATAAATTAGTAAAAGACATGGAAAAACAAATTATTAAAGAAATTAATAATGGTTCTTGGAAATCAACCGAACAATATATGAATATTATTAATATGACTAATATTTATAAAATTATTAAATCAACTACAATTGAAAATGGATTGAAAAAAGCATTATCTACTGGAGATTTTGGTATTAAACATACAAATAGTAATAAAGTAGGTGTTGCACAAGTATTAAACCGATTAACTTATGTAAGTAGTTTAAGTCATATGCGTCGTATCTCTACACCTACTGATAAAAGAGGAAAATTAATTCCACCTAGAAAATTACATAATACTTCTTGGGGATATTTATGTCCAGCAGAAACACCAGAAGGTCAATCTGTTGGTGTAGTTAAAAATTTATCTTATATGGCACATATTACAATTGCTTCTAATTCTGAACCTATTTATAATAATGTTATGCCATATATTATTGATATTGCTACATGCAAACCAAATGAATTATTTAAAAAAGTTAAAATTTTTATAAATGGTTGTTGGGTAGGTGTAGTAATCAATCCTGTAGAAATATACAATTCACTAAAACAAAAAAAATATCAAGGAATTATTAATATTTATACTTCAATTGTTTTTGATTATAAAAATGCAGAAATTAGAATATGTAATGATGCAGGAAGATTAACACGACCTTTATTGAGAGTAGAGAATAATCATTTAGTATTAAAAAAATCAGTTATTGATAGAATAAAAAATGGTGAATTGGTATGGAATGATTTATTAATAAATTCTAAATTGACTGATTCTGTTATTGAATATATTGACCCAGAAGAACAAGCAAGTATTTTAATAGCAATGAAACCATCTCATTTGGAAACCCAATGGATTCGTAAAGAAAATACAACTGAAATATACAAATATACACATTGTGAAATACATCCAAGTACTATATTTGGTGTTTTAGCTTCTTGTATTCCATTTCCTGACCATAATCAATCACCAAGAAATACATATCAATGTGCTCAAGCAAAACAAGCAATGGGTGTATATGTTACTAATTATGAAAATAGAATGGATAAAACATCTTATGTTTTAACATATCCTGGAAGACCATTAGTTGATACTAGAATTATGGATATGATTCATATTAATGATATTCCATCTGGATTTACAGTTATTGTTGCAATTATGACACATACTGGTTATAATCAAGAAGATTCATTGTTATTTAATAAAGGATCAATTGATAGAGGATTATTTCAAGCAACTATATATCATACTGAAAAAGATGAAGACAAACAAAAAGTAAATGGTGATGAAGAAATTAGATGCAAACCTGATGCAACAAAAACAAAAGGAATGAAGTTTGCAAATTATAATAAAGTAAATAGTAAAGGAGTTATTCCTGAAAATACATTAGTAGAGAATAGAGATATCATTATTGCAAAGATAACACCTATTAAAGAAAATAGAAATGATCCTTCTAAAATTATAAAATATGAAGATAAAAGTCGTATTTATAGAACAGATGAAGAAAT